TTATGCTAATTCCAATTTCGTCTGCGCCACTACGGTAAAAACCTGTTGCGCCTGTATCAGATAAGAAACTAAGAGATGGGGTTACATCTGTCCCATTAATTGTCCCATCAGGAATGTGGGAGAACAGCGTTCCAAACTCAATCTTTTTGTTTTTGTTAGCGTCATTTGATACTGACGCATCTAAAACAAGAAACGTATCAGCCGTTGCAGGAGCTGTAAGCTCAGTGAGTTGTGAAAGTTTACGATCAGACATTAGGAAGCCTCCAGGGTTGCAACACGGGCCTCAAGCGTTTCAATCTTGGCGACTGCCTCTTGCAATGCCTTAACTGTCACGCTCAGAATTGCATCAAGACGCAATGATTGAATCTGGTTCTCTGCATCTTTTTCGCCTTCACATCCGCTAGGGATGACTTCTGCAACCTCATGGGCAATAAAACCTTCGCGGGTTACTCCGTCAGCGACATAGATTTCATAATCTTTGATTTGATACTGGACCGGGCGCAACTGTTTAATTCTGTCGATGCAGTCAGTTGATATTGTTTCAATATTCTTTTTAATTCGATAATCTGACGAAATGGATATTGTCCCTTGGTTGGAGCTGTCAACCCAAAGGCGTGCGCTGTTTCCAGTCCAATCAATGTTAAAAGCATTGCCTTGTAAAGAGCCGTTAACTCCTTCTTTAGTGTTGAACCCATGTGCCTTGACTATCCCTGCCTGGGCTCTCCCGCCAGTGCTAGTAGCACCCATAACATATAAACAATCACCGCGAATTGTGGCTACTTGTGTACCTTCTACAAAGAAACTCATTGCATCGCTCGAAGTATCGTGGTTGTAAACCAACATCCCGCGTTGTTCGTCCGTTTCTGATGTGCCATCAGCAAAACAAATGCGCCCAGCGTTTGTTTGGCCGCAAGCAATAGTTATGCCATGACCACCGCCACTAGAAAGGTTACCGACAACTAAATCGTCTGAATTAATTTTAAAACTACTAGGGTTTGGTAGCCCAATACCTACGTTGCCTTGAGCGTCTATCCTTATTGCTTCAGTGTTAGACCCTGAGTGCAAAGTCAGTGCCAACTCACCGGTTGTACCTTCAGTGGTAGCAACAATTGCAGCGCCAATACCTGCGCCACTACTGTTACTTTGGTAAAACTCAATAGCAGAACTTTGTTGCGCGTCACCCAAGCTGGTCTCGGTGTCTTTTAAACGAATTATGGGTTCGCTGTCACTAACTTCTAAAAGTTTTGCAGGATTTGTAGTGCCTATACCCAATCGACCGCTGGAATCCACGCGGACGCGCTCCGTTCCACCAGTAACAATCCCCACTTCATCAGCTGCAGCCCTGTATAAACCAGTGTTTACATCGCTAACAAATGCGATTGAAGGCTTAGACGTTGTTCCATTGCCTAAAAGTTGCTGACCATCAACTTCCGCAAGCGTGATCCATGCACCGTTTGCAGCGTTTCTTTGTTTAAGCAACGCAGGAGTTGCGCTTGTATCAACCCAATATTGATAAGCGTATTTCGTCCCAGGCTCAGTGCTACTGCTGTTTTGCGTGACGATAGCTCTTAAAGCATCGTTCAGGTCAGCGCGAAACGCACTACCGCTTTTGTTGGCGATGACGTATTCGTGCGTTGCCATTTTTAAGTCTGCTCAGAGCCAAAGCCCGCTGCAACATACTGAAAATTTCGATCCACCGACAGATTGCTGGAATCTTTGAAATGGACCGTAAAACCAGTGCGTGTTACGGATGTGATCTCATAATAGTCCCCACTGAGCAGATTGAAAGCTGTTATGCCGACTGAAGGCGCTTCATAAAACGCATTTGCAAACGTCACCGCCTTGGCTGCCGCTCCAGAAACCTGCAAAGATCCGTTTTCTACTCGCGAAGGAATCGTTACCGTAAATCCCAACTCGTCAACAATTGGTGTTTGATCAACGTGATCAGTTTCAAGCTCTACCTTGAACTGGAACGTGCGACCCACAAATGTGTTGCGATCCAAAACCCTCCATGCTGTAAACGCGGTTGACAGTTCTTCCTTCAGATCTGTGCCATCTTCAAGCAAAAGCAAGTCAGAACCGTCTTCTAGCCCTACATCGTCTTGTTTTACTTCGCCATCGCTGGAGCGGAAATAGATAGTTGCAGACGTATCTTCGGCAAGAAACCCGTCAAAATCAGTCCAGCTGTCCAGCAACTCAGCTCTATCGTCAATCAAGTCGCTTGGATACAAGCCACGATTGCCAAGCACCCTGTCAAGAGACACCTGGAATTTTCCACCTAAATCCAAAATTGAACTAAATTCATACTCGCCACTAAGATTGCGAGTACCAATAAAATCAATCCCGGATAAGTCGTCAATATTGCCAGGAACATCTCTGTCCCACAAGGCGTCTCCGTCTAAAACTAAACCGTCGTATAAGTCGCTATAAAAAACACCACGCTTGTAGCTGCCACTGCCAAACGGTGAATCGCCTAAATCTTCTCGAATACTAAGGGTTATAAGACCCGGCGAAGAATCAGGGTTGCTTACCACAACGCTGACCGCAGTTTCGCTTAAACGCTTAGTCGTTTGATCCTTAAGTTTTATTAGATACTCGCCATTTAAAAGAGGAACGCTGACTTGATTTAACTGAACGGGAACATCTATAAGTTTTGTGGAGTCTGCATACGTTCCAGTGCCATCTGTCTTCCGCGAATGGCGAACAATGGCGATTAAGTTATTAAGCCTTGCGTTTGCTGGCGAAACCCACTGAAGAACTGCCCGTTTATCATCAACGGGAGCTAAAGACAAGGAAGAAACATTAGGGACAGCGTCACCAATTGTGTCGTCAGGATTGCCGGGAATTTGCTTTGGTAAATCAGGAGCAATTGCTGTTGCTCTTACATACTTAGATGTTTTAGGAGGAAACCCAACGCCAACAGCTCTTACCTGTACTTCAAAAGTTGTTCCAGGCTTGATACCATCAACGCTAAAACTTGTTGACGTAGTATTAAAAATTTCAAAGCTATTTCTGTTAATACGGTGTTTTACGTCAAACGAAGCGGTAAAACCGCCTTCGCCTCGCTCCCAAGAGGTGACTGCGCGGTTAGTCACGCCGCCGTCTTTTTCAATTAACTGAAAATCAATTGGCATCAGATTATGGGCATCGGTGGCTTTTCATCCACAGTAGTAACGTCTTTGAACTCCAGCTCTCCCCCAGCGTCAGCAGCGCCATAAATGCTGTCATTAAACTGCACGGCGACAACAGCAAACGTTCCATCAGCATTATCACTCACTGAAAGACACCGAAACTTTTGCTCGTTTACTTCCGTGGTACTGATTGAATAAACAGCTTGCTCCAAAGGCAATGAGCTAAATGCAGACCCAACCGTGATCGTTGTACCGCTAGTGCTAGTTATTGACCTGCTTTCAACCGTTCCATCGTTGAGAATACAAGTCAGCGTTGGGTTGTCCCCGTCTGGCAATGCAATTGACTGATCAGCGACAATGCTGGTTGGTGTTGAGTAGTTAATCCTTCCAGACAACCGTTTTGCGGCACGCAGCTCATCCTGAATAGCAAAGACCTGCCCAGGAAAAACCAACGCCCCATCAAGGCCAACAGCAAACGTAACGGTATTGGAGTCTAGCTCTTCTGATTTCATCATCCAACGCCCCAACCGCCGAGCTTGGTTTTTAGATGTGCAGCCAAAAGCCAAAACATCTTTAACTTGATAACCGTATTTAGTAATAAGCTCTGCGTCTTCAACAACAAGAATGTTGGGCTTATAGAAGTTATCAGGGTCGATGTAACGAATCCTAATGCTAGTGCTGCGTGTTTTTAAGGAAGAACCGTTGTAGTTAAAAACCCCATTAATTACATTTGAGTTAGAAAAAATATGAACTGGGTCAACGATAGAACTATCTAAATTTCCGTGGTCTGCAGTCAACTGGATAGTGTTTGACTGCCAGTACATCATGCCTCTAAAGACGCTGGCAAAGTCTTGGAAGATTGTAAAAGCTTCTACTTGAGACGAAACTGCGACGTTGCAAGCAAATCTTGGTTCTCCGTCAATAAGTTGATTTGAATATTGAGCGAGAGGGTACAGGTCAACCCAACTTAAGTTGCTTGCTTCGACAAAATTACCAGCGCCGAAACGCTTGTTAGTCATAAGATCGTAGAAAATGCAAACGGGGCATGTTGTCCAAACTGCCTCGCCCAAGCTGCCGTCAAACGATCCAATAAACTCCAAGCTGCCATCCTCTCTTGGTACGGCATTTGACGGGACAAGAACTTTTTTGCCTTTAACTAGATACGCTCTAGTGGGCAAGCTTTGAAATTCTTCGGTAGAGATGTCCATCCCTACAGTCGCACAAAAGGAATTTGCAGTCCTGTCTTTTATCGTTGCAACAACTGAAGTCCAAAGCAGAGTATTGGCACGACCACTTTTTAAAGGAATAGTTTTTTCAACATCCTCAAACTCTTGATAAGTAGCACGAAAAATGTCTTGGTCTACATCAGCAGCATCTGAGCGAGTATGAGAGATGTCTCCCTGATACTTTGCCTGCGGATACTTTGTGACCTTTACGTTCCAAGGGGCTTTCCCTTCAAGCTCAATGCCGCTTATTTTGAATTGATAAGCAGTAGTGCTGATTCCTTCAATATAAAAAACTTCAGGGCCACCATTGTTTCGGAAGGCTTCGCTAACGTCATCAGCGTCAGCAACTTTAATTCGTTTAAAGCTTGTTCCGCTGCCTACAGATTGAATGAATATATCAAAGAAAACCCGCGCGTCAAAAAGTTGCCCTTTTACTAAGCCTTCTTGGGCGCTAGAAAATAATCTTGGGATTGTAAAAATTAAATCTATGCTGTCAGTGTCAGGGTCAGTAATCTGCACTGTTTGCTCTCCACTGCCGTAATTTCGCTCCCTTACTTCCGTCCCATCGTCGTTCAAAATTTCTGTGTACCCAGTGCCGATTTCTTTACTAACGTCTATAACAGTGTTTAACTCTCCGCCTTTTAGTTGGGGTAAATAACTTGGCTCACGACCGCCTTTGTTGCTGTCAAATGTAGCAAGATCTTTATCAACAAGATCTTCTCCTGACTGTGCTTGCAACGGTGATTCGTCTAAATAAACGCCTTTTCGTCCTCCTTCAACACCTTCAATCGGACCTTCGCACAGAAGATCAACAATCTTTATGACAGAGGCTGAGTTAAGTCCCATGGCTAAGAATCAGAAAGATCTTCGGTACGATTTTCATCATTGTCTCTAAAGTGGTCGTAGCCCACACCTCGTATTCTAATTCTTTGATTTTCCTTAGCATCAAAATTAATGATGCGGAACTTTACTTCTAGCGTTGTACTGCCCCTTTCTTGACCGCTTACGCCGTAAGTGATTGCATGAGCCCACTTGTAATCGTCTGTCGATCTTAGTAAGCCCTGGATCGTTCCACGCACTCTTGCAAAAACAGGAGACTGCCCTGGATAGTTGTTTTTTTCAACTGTTATTTCATAAGTTAAGAAAGCAGGGACATTTTTGCTTCCTATCCTTCTGTAAAATCCATTATCAAGCTCAAGTAAAATTTGCAAGTTCTTACGGCTATCGTTGCTGTTCCCATAATCCTTCAGGCCGTAAAAACTAAATACGTCGTTATCTTTGAGAAGTATTAAATCGTCAGGAGCTATCCTTTGATCCCCATCGTCTTCAATGCGGACCTGACTGCTTTGATACCTTCTTGTTCTAAAGCCATTTAAAGAAGCAAATTTATATTTTACTGGCTCACTGTTAACCGTAATCGAAGAACTGCCTGGGGCAGTGAAATATGAGCTGGTTGGATCACTTTCGCTTGCAACGCTTACTTTTGAAGAAAGCAAATGACTACCGATCAGCACTTTGCCATAGACAATAGGAATTGTCGCTCCAACACCTACGGTGTTAGCTGGACCTGAGAAGGCATAAGACTGCTCACCTGATGTGGCGCGTGAAACCCCTTGCGGGCCTGTGGCGTTTGTGTTTTGCCCTGGTTTTGTTCTGTCTTTAA